AGAACTGCTATGTTTGAGAGTCAAAAGGCATGCCTGTTTGACTTTAGTAGCACTTTCAGGATATTTAGCCTCATTTTCAGGACCCCATCTAAGCTGGAATTTGACTTTGACACCCTTACTGGCATCTCTAGTGTTTTCGAAATAACCAGAATCGATAAGGGAATCTAATCTATTAAAATTAGTGTCAAAGAATTTACCTCTGATAATATAGCCACCGTTCACCATGGCCTTATATTCAAATGAAGATAACAGTGGGCCTAGATCGGTAAAAGGAGAGCCGGAATCGAAATCAAATGTTAAGTAGACTTGAGGCCTAGATTGTGCTTGAGTAGTTGACATGGAATTATATTACATCCTATATAATGCTAAAGGTAAAAGTCCAAGATATTTACTAGTATTTCCACTAGGTAGTAGAAATAACAAGCTATGCATGATAGACACTACTGGCATGTCAAAGACAGAGATAAGCCGGGTCAAGTCAGCCATTCAAGACTTGGGTGCATTATCTTTGGAGGACAAGCTAGATTGGGCTAGTAAGCAGATTCCTAATGCTTTTAAGCGAGGCTACAAGGAGATATCGAATAGTAATTATAGAATTATTAGCATGCACAGTATTCACAAATAATCCCATCGGTGTAACAAAGTGGTAGGAGGATGACATGAGTTTTACACCATACTTTGACAGTGATATCAAAGAGACCATCGACAACCAATCCATGCACGATTGGGTAGAGATGATCCGTGTTGCAAATATGCAGCAGTTGAATGAGTACCACCAAGATCTGGTCACTGAGAGTCAGATCGACCCGGCCTTTAAGAGGTCCAAGATCTTCCGCGTTGGCTGCAAAGCCATCGCTAGGGGTCTCCAACGTTGCCGACAACGTGGCGAATATCTGGTAGAGGATGTAGGCCAGCCGATTACTTTAGCGGGGGTGATTAGTTCTGCGATGAAGGGCTGGATCATCGGTGATGAATTCGCCAAGCGTTGGTCTGGTGAACGGTCTGGCTTCTAATGTCCATCGATCGTTTGGCTAGTTGAGAACTGCTAATAGTATTATATATAGATTATAGACTGTACATATCAAAAATACTCTAAGGAGTAAGATATGGCAGTCGATCCGAATGTATATGCGCTGTCTCTACAGCTGCAATTAGATTCTGCAGAAGCATTCGCTTCTTTAGATAGTTTTGGTAAAGCTGCTAACGATATGGAGCAGCAGGTATCCAAAGCTGCGCAGGGTGTTATTAACACCATATCTAATAATATAGATGATATGGCCATGAAATTATCTCAGGTGGCCGCGTCCGGTAATGAAGGATTTGATTCGGCCAGTACCACTTTAGATTCGTTGTCTGCCAAGTTCATAAGCATGGCCCAGAGTGGGGCGGCTAGTTTGGATGATATAAATGAGCGACTTAAAGTGCTTAGTGATATAGATCAATTATCAGATAAGACTGAAAAACATATGAAATTGGAGAAGAAATACTCTGATGACATGCTAAAGTTTTATGCTAAATTGCAAAAGGATATAACTAATAAGAATAAGTTACATCAATCAGAAAATACATTGGTCGGCGACGAGGGCGAGTTATTACGTGAAAATGGGGATATTATCGGCAAAAACACAAGAAAAATAGATTTAGCTAATCAAGCATACAAAGCGATTGAGCAGCAAGTAACAGCTTTGAAAGCTGCGATCGTAGCGATTGATAGTGAAGCTGAAAATTTTGTGCAGACTAATTATAGGGCCTATGGTTCACAATATGGCTTGTTACAGAATGCGATGATGCTATCTGGTGAATATGGTGCATTGCGTAAAACCACCATCGAAGCATATAAAGCACTCGCTAATGTACGGACCCCGAAAGAAGAGATAGATGGTCTGGCAGGAATAATATCTCAGGCTAATCGTTACACAGGTGTATCAGCTGAGACAATGGCTGAGTACACTCTGCGTTTGAGACAGGCTGGTCTGAGTGGTACTCAAACTACGCAGCAGATCAAGCTAATGACGTCGGCTATGCGTGTGTACGGACTAACAACGGCTGATGTAAATGGTCTGATGAATACTAGTGCTACATCAGCATTAGCCTTAGGCGAAATGTTTGGCGGGATCGATACAGATAAAGTGGAGGAAAGCAGGTTAGTATTTGCTGGTATGGCAAAGCAAATAGGGGTCAGCACAGCAGAAGCGGCCAAATTCTTCGAAACAATGGCTACTGATGCAATGGCCATGCAGATGTTCGGCGCTTACGCTGATATGCAGATAAACAGCGCAGAAGATCTACAGCAAGCCATGGTTAAAGCAGGCGTGAAGACTCATGAAAGTATGGCTGAATTAAAAGCTGACTTGGCTGCTGGAGATATTGGGCAGGCAGAATTTAATATTAGAAGACGACAAATGATAGATCTATATTATGCAGGCAACGAGGCTGCATTTAGAGCTTCGATGGAACTAGGAAAAGAGGCTAAACAATTAGGATTAACAGGTGAAGCTGCATCTGATTATGGTGATATAGCTAAAAAATTAAGAAAAGATGCGATAGACCCTTGGAGCGAATCGAATAGGACTTTGACAGCTCAGTTAAGATTATTATATAACACACTACATGGTTTGATCGGACCAGTTATAGTCAGCATATCCGAAGGATTAATGTATCTAATGATGGCAGTCAATGCAGTTATTATACCTATATTAAGGTTTATCGTAGGTCTAGGTGAGCTGTGGGCCGCGATGGAGAAATGGCCTATTATAGGATATTTATTCTCTACCATAAGAATAGGTTTCTCCATTTTGTTGGGGTTAGTAGGTGTGCTGGCTATGGCTGGCTTATCGTTAATCACATTTGCATCATTATTCGCAGGTGCTACTAATATAGTTAGAGGAGCATTAAATATAATTCGTTATGTGGGTAGAGCCATAATAGAAGTAGCACAGGCTTTAGGGCAGGGCATAGCTGCCATATTATCCGGCATAGGACAAGGGCTGGCAGCATTGGGAACCGCAGTACGGCCTGTAATAGTGCCGTTGTTGCAATTATGTTTTGCGGTGCTGCTGGTAGGTGCTGGCTTTTACATGATGGGCCTTGGTATGGCCGCTGCAGCCCAACATGGATGGGCAGCAGTTGGTATGCTGGCAGCTATGACTGTCGCTATAATCACACTAATGGTGGCATTCGCATTAATAGCAGCAGTTGCTGCGCCTGTCATACCTTTAATGATTAGCCTATCAATAGTGGCACTAACATTAGGTGCTGCAGTAATGCTCGCTGGTCTGGGCATGTACATGATGGGGATGGCTGTTGAGAGCATAGCTAACTATGGACTACAAGCAGCAGCAGCGATACCAGCATTGGCACTTGGATTGCTAGCGTTAGGAGGAGTTGGTTATGTGGCTTCGTTAGGAATATTGGCACTAGCTGCGGCGATGTTGGCTTTAGCCATACCAGTCTTGTTGATTGGTGTAGGATTATCACTGCTATCAGCAGCTATAGATTCTATCCAAGTTGATAACTTGGCGCCAATGGCTGAGGCCCTGCTTGAATCAGCTTACTATTTCATACAAGCTGGTTTATTATTGATACCTGCTGCAGTAATGTTAATAGTTGGCTCTGCAGGAATACTAATAGCATCAGCAATATTAGCAGCAGCTGGAGCTGCTGTAGCAATTGCTGTGCCAGTGGTAGCAGTGGCAGGAGCTGCTTTAGTAGTGGCTGCTGCGTTGTTGCTAGCTGGTTCGGTGATGGTGTTTATTTCTGGATTAATGTTGTCGGTGGGTTCAACAATGTTGTTAGCTGGGGCCGCCATATTAACACCTGCTTCGTCTTTGATAATTGCCTCTGCTTTTATTATAGGCGCGGCTGGTTATGCTTTATCAGCTGCTGTTGGGCCGTTGTTAATAGGTGCCACTGCATTATTCACAGCTGCAGCATTGGTATTAGCGTCCGGAGGTTCAATACTGGTAGGGGCATCAATGCTATTGAGGGGTGCTAATATATTATCGACAGCATCTGAAGCATTGTTAAACGCATCAACACAGGCGATGTCTGCCGCATCTATGCTATCAGATGCAATGATCATACTGCTACCAGCATCTTTAAAGACCGTAGTATCAGGGGCCTTGTTGTTAATAGGTGCTGGCTTGATATTGGGTGCTTCAATCGCATTATCGATATCTGCTCTAGCATTGGCAGCGGTCGGTACTTTAGTAATTATAGCTGCAGCATCAATTCTATATGCTTCTGTAGCATTGTCGATAGCGGCTGTGGCGTTAACAGTAGCAGCAGCCTTAATGATATCCGGTTCTGGTATAATGTATATGGCTGCTATTACTTATTTGATAGCTTCTGAAGCTTTACTATCAGCGGCTAATAAACTGGTTCCAGCAGCTGAACAATTATATTTAGCTGCTACTAATTTATTACCTGCTGCAGCGATGTTGTTGGTATCTGCATTCTTGATGTTATCTTCTATCCCAGCATTCGTGACCGCATCCATCGGTTATTTAGTAGCATCTTCTATCTTGTACTTAGCATCTAGCATTTTGTCTGAAGCATCGATCATGCTTTATGCAGCTGCTGAGAATATATTGCCCGCATCAGCTATGTTAGCTGCAGCAAGCGGATTTCTGTTGGTTGGGGCAAACATTATATTCTTAGCTGCTCCAATATTATTGATTGGTTCAGGCATATTATTGATCGCATCTTTGGTGTTGCTACCAGCTTCGATAGTGCTGGGCTTAGCCTCGAGTATACTATTACCCGCCTCCACCATGCTGTTCATTTCCAGCATATACTTGTTATTAGGGGCAACTGCACTATTAACTGGGTCGACTATACTAATAACAGGTGCTGCTATATTAGCAGTAGCCTCAGTTGCTTTACTATTCACTTTACCAATAATCATGTCGGCAGCAGTCGGCATAGTCGTAGCTGCATCAGTGTTACTAGTCGGGTCGACATTGTTAATTGCGGGTGCTATGTTATTGGCCGTTGCCTCAATAGTAATGCTGTCTGGTGCGACGACTATGTTTATGGCGAGTGCTATTCTTTTAATAGCTAGCCCTCTTTTGATTATGGCATCTAGCGGCATGCTGATAGGTGCCTACATTTTAATCTCTTCTTCATTGGTATTGGTGAGTGGTGCAGTGGCTTTAATGGCCGCATCTTTGATCATGCTACCAGCAGCACTGATTCTTTATTTTGCATTGTCGATAGTGTCTAGTGCGACGTCTAGATTCAAGCAATCCATTTCTGACATTGGCATAATGGGTAACGGGCTTAGGATGATGGCTCAGTCATTTACTGCACTGTCAAATTTATCGTTGCGAGGATTTAGTAAGACCATAGACGATGCACTATCGGCGATGCCAGGCATAAAAAAGCTAGCCACTGAACTATCATCCTCAGCTGATTTGTTACAGAATGCTGCTGATAAATTCACAAAACCTGTTGATCAAATATCTGAGAGTTTACAGCGACTTGGTACCACACTGGCTAGTGTTGGTAACCAAGGTCTCACAGTGCAAGCTGACATGGATAAAGTCAGCGCTCTATTAGATGAATACTCCACGCTATTAGAAGGCGCAGCACAACGGATAGAGATAGCTGTGGCTACAAAGGCTCAGCCTGCTATGGCTACAGCTCGAGATGAAGGTCTGGAACAGACAGTAAGATCCGAAGCGATTAATACAGTACAGGTAATGGATAAGAGAGAAGGAAGCGCAGAATCGAATGATATGTCTTACGAAACTAGTATGTCTCAAATAGAAATACTAAAAAGCATAAATGAAAAGATGGATAATATGGGCAATACAGCAGATGTAAAAGAAATAATATCCATATTGATGGGTTATTTGCCTAATTTAGGCACAGGGTCGGAAGGTTTAACGACTGAATTTAACTCTTGGCTAAAATAAGGAGTTAGTAATGGGAGTATTTTATACTGGACATGATATAGCATTAGCCGAGGAATGTGAGCTACAATTACCGGACGGACAATTCGTCAATTTTCAGTTCGCTCCAAGAATATTATCAGACAATAGAAAGGGAAATTGGAACGAAGGGGAACAGCGGGGCAAAGAACCTGTGGCTGTTTTTCAGAATTCAGGCCAAAGAGAGATGACCATGTCTTGGTGCTATATAGTAGATGGGGCTAATTGGACTACTGAAGCAGTCGTATATGAAATAAAGAGGATAAGAGGATATTTCGCGAACGTGTTAGAGCCAAATGCTGAACAAAGGTCACTAATATGTGGGTTTAAATATGGGTTATACGGAAATCAACAAAGGTTTTCAGCAAGAATTAAATCAATAGATGTAAAGCATGGTGATACTTTGGTTATACCGAGTGTCGGAGGAATTCCAGACACTACTAAGGCTTTTCCATTAAAATCCGACATAACTATCGATTTGAGATTATGGACTAAAGGTGGTGATAGAAAAGTGCAGGATTTAAAAGGATTGATTACTAAAGAGACAGTTGACTGGTACTAGGAGATAAAAAATGGCGGAATTCGACGAGTTTTCCAGATATAGATCCACCGAGCCTATATTTTATGATGATAATGAGACATTAGGCACGTGGGCCAAACCAGCTTTCTTATTAAATAGACCTAAAGAAGATCAAATCGGAGTATTTAGGGTAACATCAGCTGTTGAAGGCAGACCAGATAAAATAGCCAATCAATTGTATGGTTCTCCACTGTTGGATTGGGTGCTGATCTCCTTCAACAATGCTAGGTCTGTTCTCAATTGGCCAAAGTCTGGTACCGCTATAGAATATCCGATTAAGTCAATCGTGATCCCGGAGATCGTTGGATGAGTGATAATATCAATGTGATATGGAATAAATTCTTTTCGCATAGAACTCGTACATTATGGGACAGATTTCCAGGATATTATAGAGCGTTGGTAGTAGAGACTAATGACCCTCTAAATATGTATAGGGTTAGATTTAAATGTCCTGATATGCATGATTTTGATCTAGAACCAGATTGGTGTCCTTGGGCAGTGTCGTGCTTTGATTTGGGCGGTAAGAAAGCTGGCAGGTGGGTAGCACCTTGTATCGGTGACTGGGTTTGGATCACGTTTGAACGGCAGCATCCATACGGACCAATATGGACTGGTTTTGCTGATCCTACCAGAAGAAGATTTTATGCTTATCCTCAGGTGTTCGGCATTACACCTCTCAGTGTAAATGAAGAGGGTAAAAAAGATCTAAGACCCAAAGATTATGACACAAAATACCTCCCTAAAGATGGGAGGCCCATGAGCCATGGGTGGGCAGATCGATATGGCAATTTAGAATTACATTCTGCTGTAGGATTCTATCCAGCAGAGCATCAAGACCCTCCTCCTCCATCTGATCATGATGCGGTATCTGGTTCTGGGTTCAAGCAGAAGAGAAAAGAACCTTTAGTTAATGATCCAGATAAGAAGTATATGGCTCGGGTCACTAAATATGGCCATATTTTTATAATGGGAGATCAGGGTTATCATTGGAAGAAGGATGAATCGCAAGATATAGGCGAATTCCATGGAGATGCGAAGAAGGATGAAAAATTCGAAACCAAGAGGTGGTTATTTTTACAACGGCTACTGAATGACAATAAGCCTAGAGCTAGTATGAACGGTGGTGATCAGCGGAAACAGTTGATGATGACTAGGTATGGTCATCGTATAGAGATGAGGGACGTAGGTTGGGCTCAACAAGGGCCAATTGCTTCACAATCTAGACAAGGTGAATTCGGCCCAGCTACTACGTTATCTCAAGAGTCTAATGTAGATCATAGATGGATCAAGATAAGAACCAAAGGCGGGATGTTATTCCAAGCTTATGACAAGGGCTTTAACCCAGATAAAGACATATTTATCAAGCGTAAATTATTAGAAGAGTCAGGAGCCAAAAGCGAGCTAGAGGACAAATATTGGAAAGATCGTGACGCCAGATGGATGAGAATGGTCACTCGTTATGGCTATAAATTCGTGTTGGATGATCGTGGCAGTAATGAAACAGATGCACGAAGACGTGAGCTGCCAAGAGGTATGGGTATATTGATCAAGGGTAGAAGATCCCCATCAGCTAAGAATTTGCCTAGACGAGGTAATAGCAGAGGCTTTCATTGGGAGATAAATGAAAGAGATGATGCAAACCATACTACTTGGTGTACGCCACTAGGGCAAGCAGTAGAACTCAATGACAGATATCAATATGTGATTATGACATCATCGCTAGGTAAAAAGTGGGTATCTAAATGGAGGCATGTAAAAGATAATGAATTTTTAAAAAAGCCTGTGATGATACGTGATCCAGAAATGACCACGCATCATATGAAAATAGATCATGACAATGAGTATATTCGCTTCAAGACAAGAGCAAATAATGGTAGCAAACCTATTAAACCGGCTAATCCTAGTATGGTAGGAGCCGGTGAAATAAATCAAGGGGTAGAGGCTAGAGATGGACGTAAGGGTGATGGAGCTTGGGTGGAAATAGTGGACTGCCAACATAGGGGTATGTGGTTTTCAAAGAAATACAATATAGGCATTTGGAGAGCTAGAAAAAAGAGAAAAATGTATCAGTGGATGGACGAATCTGCGAGAAAGATAGTTATATTTAACGACGAGTCGAATGGCAGAATACAAATATTCGCTAATGGTGAAGTAAGCCTGACATCTAATCGTGACATTAATATTAGGGCAGATAGGAATATATTAATGAGGGCTGGTAATAATATATTCATGCAGGCGGGCGGGTCTAAATTTTCTATCTTACCGAGTGGAAGGATCAGTTCTAATACTGTTATCTTTACCAGAGGTGTTATAACCCCTGTTAATGGTGGTACGGCTGTTTCAAGAAAAGCAAGTCCCGATCCTCCACCCAAATTAGAGCCTAGTGATAGAGGTAAAACATACAATAAGCCATATGAAGCTTCGGAGGATGTCGAATGATAATTAATTATCCTACTGGATTGTATAATACCGTAATACCTTCAGATACTGAATCTGGCAATGTTACATTCACTGTTAGTAACCAGATGCCACCTCGTACTGATTTATTATACCCCAAGATACCCAAATCACTAGTGGGTAGAATTAAAGACCGTCGTTCGAGAGAGTTATTATCGAGACGTGCTACCATGGGTGAACTGGCATTCACTGTCACTAAATCTACCAGGGCCGAATTAGGCAACACAGAACGTGTATACGCTACTGGGCAGATATTAGATTTCAACGATGATCCTATCAAAACGATCGAACCAATGTTGGTGGCTGATAAGACAGAGATAGTTCATGATTCATCCCAGATCAATTATGGAGGTCTAGATATATTACAACAGGACGTTGACACTATACAGGCTAATGCGTTGGTTATTTATGAAAAATTAAAAACACAATTAAATGTTATAATCCGTAAGCGGAAAGGCAATGAGGAGTTGATAGTCACTAATCAGAAAATAGTCAATGATGCCGATCGAACAATTAGTGCCTTAACTATCGTTAATAAAATCGAATATAATTCAGATATAAATGGAATAATAATCAAAGCAAAGGCCAAAAAAGCAGACGCATCTAAGAAGATAGACCAAGCGATTATTATAGCGAATAACCTGGCTGTTCAAGCAACAGCGATACAAGATCAAATAAGAGAGATATCATTGGTGATCAAATGACAGCCACATATTATGGTTTTAATCCTCCATTTTTGGGCGGCCCTCAAAACATTATGTCTAGGCAAGAAGATGATAGATTAATAAAGAATGATATATTACAATTATTGTTAACTGTGCCGGGTGAAAGGGTAATGAGGCCTGATTACGGTGTGAATTTAAGGAATTTTGTATTTGAGCAATTGGTCGATCGTGATTTGAGTCAATTGAGACAAGAGATAATCAGAGGCATAACAGAATTCGAACCACGAGTAGACGTGGAAGAAGTAGTTCTTAAACGGCAAGATGATTCGAATAAGTTAACTATAAGATTGATAGTGACTTTAAAAAAAGATCCACGCAGACAATTGACCATAGAACAATTTATTAATTTATCAACACAGGCTTAAGGTTATTAAAAATGGGCGACATACAGAAGACATTATTTGATCTGCCAAACGAGCCAGAGCAGTTTGGTGTTATATTAACCCCAGCTAAATTGAGAAGGATTGACTTTAGTGGGTTGGATTTCACAACAGCTAGAAGGGCGATAATAGAGTATATCAAGACATACTATCCAGATCAATTTAATGATTATGTAGCAAGTAACGGTATTATGATGATCACCGAGATTATAGCTTCGGTAGTCTCTAAGTTATCGTTACGAGCAGATATATTAGCCAATGAGGCCACACTACCGACCGCTAAAACCGAGCGGGCTATCATCAATCATTTAGCGTTGATTAACCAACGAATAAAGAGACAAACGCCAGCAATAGTAGACATAGAAATAACCGTAGATGTCCCAATAACGACAGATATTGAGATCTCACCAGGCATAGTGTTTGCTGCGAATGGTCCAGATAACCAACCTATATATTATGAGGCATTTAAAGCTCCAGGCGATTTTACTAGCAAGATAGTGATACCAGCAGGCAAGAGAGGTGTGATAATTTGGGGTGTGCAGGGGCAGTTCGCTGGTCCTGTTAGGGTCATTAGTCCAGGCGGGGGCAATCAAACATTTGAAGTCACTGACAAACAAATATTGGATGATCCTATAAGCGTATATGTAACATATGGGTCAGACAAAGTAGAGTGGACTGTCGTTAAAGAACCGATTGAAAGATATGGACCTAATGATAAAGTAGTCGAAGTTAACTTCTTTGATGATAACGCCATATTTAGATTCGGTGATGATATTACTGGTGCTGCCCCTAAATCAGGGTCACTACTCGAGTTTGTGTATAGGACAGGAGGGGGGATTAGAGGCCGTATAGGCGTCAATACGATCGACACACAAAGACAAATTACGCCACTCCCGCCAGCTAATTCTGCCGTTTCCGTTCGTTTCCGTAACATTACAGCATCGAGTGGCGGCACAGACCGGGAGACAGTAGAACAAGCCAAGAAAAGGGCACCAAGAGACTTTTCTGTGCAAGGGAGCATAGTCACTGCAGGAGACTATGCTACGGCTGCGTCCAACTTCGCCCATCCTGTCTACGGGTCTATATCTAAATCAGTAGCTGCTTTGAGAACAGGAAAGAATGCTAATTTAGTGGAACTATACGTTCTAGCAGCAGGACCAGATGGTATTCCTACGGCTCCTAATGCTGGATTGAAGGCTGGTTTAGAAA